TAATCGTACATTTCCTTTTGGCTATGCTGATAATGGAAGTTGTAAGCTGGTCGGCTGCATTGTCAATATTTGTCAGACCTGATGCATGTGTCGCATGCCAGTTTGAATCCGCAGCACCATAAAGGTATCTGCCCCTGACTCTACCTGTTCCTGCATCGCACATTCCAGCTACCACATCATCATCATATGTTTCAGCATGTTTTGTGGTAAGGGCATGTTTGGCCTGCTCAAGAATATTGAACGATACCCTTTTCTGTGTCATAGGGACATCCCATATCTTGTGCAGGGTTCTTTGGTTATCTATTACAAATCTCTGGGCATAGAGGTTCATTGAACCTTCATTACCTATACCCTTTGCATTGCCTCTTACTGTACCACCTGACTGAGAAGTCGCAAAATGATATGTCATGGCATCACCAGGCTTCTTTGTAAGGTCTTCCTGAGCTACTATTACACTATCAGGCCCTGTACCGATAAGCCATTTCATCATCAGTTTGCCAATATACTCCTGATGACACATATCATCCCATTGCTCCGCAGAGGTAACAGCAGAATTGCCGGACGTAAGTACTTCGGTGTACGCCATTTAATCCTCCGATTTAACTAAACAACTCCTTGGTGGTTTTAGACACATATCCCTTTTGTTCTTTGAATGGGATTTGCTCATCCACAACATTGCCTAAACCATCAGGTTGTTTTTCCTTTAATTTTAGTTTTTCTTTAAATTCCTTAGTAACTTCTTCCTTAACCTCGGCTTTGAGTTTTTCCCGTATAGTAGATTCAATTTTATCCACGTCCCTGCCGTACTTATTGAAGAAGTTAAATTCCTTTAGTATTTTAATGGCTTCCTGTGCAGGTGCTTCTGAATGTAAAACCCTGTAATGCACAGCAGGGTCATTGTTAATCTGTTGGAAAGGAGCATCAGGAGCATAAAGCATTTTATAGACATAATCCTGTCCATAAATCTCCCCTGCTACCTTATTGGATGCTGTCAATCTGCCCTTAAACTCAGCATCGTTCTCTCTTTTCAGTGTTTCTGCATCAGCAAACTCTTCTCCTTCTACATAAGTTCCATCGAGCTTCTTTTGCGCTATTTCAAGACCTTTCTTTAGATTGGCATTCTCCTGATTAACGGTTGTTGCCCATTGCTGTGTATTAAAGTAACGACTCTTAAAGGGGTTATCCTCTGCCTCCCAGTCGATAGACGGCTTTACTTCAGCCTTTTCTTCTGGTGGCTTTTTCTCTTCCTTTACCTCTTCCGCTACTTTTTCTTCGGGTTTCTCTTTTACTTCCTCTGGCTTGGCTTCTTCCTCTGGCTTCTCGCTTTCCTGAGACGGAGCGACTTCCTCCTTCGGTGCGGATTGCCCTAAAAGTTCACCTAATTCCATCGGTTGATATTCAGCTACCTGTTCATCTGCCATTTCAATACCTCCTTATACCTTCCCTTCCGGGAGATGGTACATTTGTTAAGCCTTCCCATAGGGAGATGGCTAAAATCCCATTGGCTGTCTTTGATGCCAAGGAATATCTCCTATTACAAAAAATTTAGTGTTTTTTATCTTCAAAATACGCTCACCTTTCCTAAAATCATCTTCTACGCTTTCTGCTTCATTAATATGTATATTCAATCCTTCCTTTTCAAAAGCCTTAGTTGTAACCTCAGTAATGGTATTAGGATCACTAATCTTTTCGTGTTTCAGTCTTATTTCTTTCATTCGCCTTTGAACCTGCCTTTATAAGTTCTTTCTTTATGTCTGTATCAGCCTTAATAGATATCTTCTGTATCCCTGCCTGTTCTTTAAGCGTGCTTGCTGGCAAACCACCTGCCTGAAGTTCCATTTGAGCCATTTCCTGATAACCCATAAGCTGTGCAAAGGTAGCCTTCTCAAAAGCCTGTAGTTCAGACCAGACAAGGTTAAGAGATATCTTGGGATGCTCAGGTGGTGGCTGTGAAAGTTGCTCTATCTGTTTTAAGACAGCCTCTTTGCCCCTTATCTGTGACAACTGAATCATCAGAGGAAGCAAAACCATTGCATAATTAGGTGGTACATTCATGGATTTCAGAGTATCCCCTATAATCCTGAATTGCTCATCCATAATAGTTGTTGTATCTGGCATCTCCTCAATAATAATGTCATAAATGCCTTCTTTTATGGCCTGAATACCTTTTTGTGTTAGTTTTACTTGTCTTGCCTTTTTCAAATCGTCAGTTACATAAAAAATCTTCTCTTCTGTATAGTATTGCTTGATAAGTTCATAAAGAATCTTCCCTAAAATCATCCTTGTGCGTCTGAGATTCTCAAAAATAGGGGTTATGATGATGTCGGTCATGGCTTGTTTCCTCTGAAGTCCTATACCTGACCTTATTTCGGAGTGTCTTGCCATAGATTCGTCAGAAACACCCGATATCCTCATCATTGCCTGCTTGCTTTCTGCCTGTAATGCCATTTGGGACTGTGCAAGCTCGATATTTTTCTGTATTTCCCACTTATAACCCTTCCTAAACTCTAAAATCCCGTCTGGTTTGGCTGCTTCCTTCTTATAAGCATCTTTGTCCCTGATTGCATTTTCCTCTGTAAATATCTGGTTAGTATTAAGGAGATGCAATGCCTTGGAACGCCTCTTGTTTATCTCCATATTAGGGTCTTTAAGCATCCTGACCATTGAATAAGGCTCTCCATCCTTCTTTCTATGTATAAAATAAGGCACAAAGGGGAATAAATTGTGGTCGTGTGGAGTATCTCTTTCTGGTGTAAGGATAATATCTACACAGAATATAGCCATTTTCATCACAACATCAACTTTTTCGAGTATTTCAGTATCGGGGAAGGCTACAAGCAAATCTTTTTCTTTCTTTTTTGATAGTTTTGTTATATCGGTAGGGGTTGTAAGAAGTGCAATCCTTCTTAACCTATAAGTTTTATACCATATTTCTACTGGTCTGATTCTTTTAAGCCTCCAGTCCACATAATTGTTCTGTTGTAACTCCTGAGTGTCATTAACTACTGGATTGGAATTGATTAAGTTATCAAGTTCCTTGGCTTTAGCAGGCCATTTTTTCTTTGCCTTTTCCACAGACATCCATTTAGCACGACAGATATATTCAGCATCTTCGTTCCAGTCATATCTTTTGGAGTTAGGGTCAGGAAATATATTGAAACAGTCTTCATGCCTTATCTTTATCTCTGGCTGAAGGGCTTCATCAAATTCCATATATGTTTCAAGAATACCAAACCCACAGGTATTCGTATCCTCAAACATATCGCCTTCTTCAAATTCATATCCGTTTGACTGGCAGGCATGAAGGACTAAATCCGATAAAATATTTATCTCTTCTTCATCGGTAAGATTTCTTCCTCTGAAAATAATCCTTGTCTTTTGGTTTTTGTACTGACCTACTAAACGGTCAATTATAGGCTTGATTTCGTTTTCGACTGTTGCAGCCTGACCACGCCCCTCTACTTCTGCCTTTTCAGCATTAGTCCATTGTTTTCCTTCTTTATACTCAAAATCAGTTCTGCCGTTGGAAGCAAAATTACGCCATGCGGGATGGTCTAAGGAAGCGTTAAACTTTTCCTGAAGGTCTGTTACTAAGTCTTTATCTTCTTTGGTGATTGCCAACCCTCCATATAAGAGGGTGGCTTCAAGGCGGGTTTTAAGATAGCCCCTTAACGAGCCTCTTGTAAAAGATTAAATCACATTATCTTAACATTGTCAATGCTTTTGTTTATATCACAATAACATTTATCTATAAAACCATACTCCTGATAACACTTTAAACAAACAGGGGTACGCCTCAATTCATCTTCTACAAATTTGAGCATACCCATAAGATGCCGTCTGATATTAAGAAGGATTTCTCTGTTCAACTTGTTTTCCAATTCACAGAAGTTTCCTTATACTTTTTAGGCAGAGGTGGAAACCACTGTGTATTTTCATTAGCTAAAGCATAAAGGTTATCCATCATGTCGTTGTCTTTATCTGTGGGTCTTAAAGTCACAGGGTCAATCATATACCCTTCTATCTCGAAAATAGTCCTTACAAGGTCATCAAAGATAAACAAAGCAGGTTCATTGTTCGGGCTTAAAAGCAGATTCCTTGTTGCCTGAATACCTCCAGTCTCATCCTTTTTATAGGTCTCAAGTGCATGACCATATTTGAAAAGAACATTGTCTATTTTCTCATAAGTGGTAAAAGATTCATTCTGATTCCCTTTAGCAGAGTAATCAATTAAGAACTTATTGCATCTGTAAGCATTCCTTGTAATGTATCTTATGATTTCCTCGCCTATAGCTGTGCCGTCTCCATGCATCCAGATTTCATCTACAAGATATTTGTAGTTGCGGGAATCAGTAGCTATGAACAAAACCGCCTGTTCTTTTGCAGGATGGGTGTCTATCGCAACATCTATGATGTAATCGAGAGGGATTTTGAATCTTGGTTTAAGATGGACTTCTCTTTTGAATTGAGGGTAGATAAGACCTGACATATAAGAAGGAACACCCCTAAGCCTTGCTGATTTTTCATCTGCCGTCAGTTTCTTTGCAAAGTTATCTATGCCTTCTTGGGTAAGACCATATCCAAGGTTATCCTCTATGACAGCATGGACATTATAAACAGAAGGATCAGGTCTGCCATTATCCAACTTAGCCTTAATCACTTCCCTGTCAACCCATGCTTCTTTTAAAAGAGTCGCACCAAAAAGTTCTCTCCCATTCGTTACTGCAAGACCTCTTGCACAGGCAATCCTTATATCTCTTTTAGGTGGTTCATCATAGATAACAATGTCACCATCCCATCCCTCAAACACATCTGATTCCTGCTTATTAGACATTATCTCAAGCGTGGATTTGGTAGCCACATCTTCCCAAAAAGCATCCACCCCCTGATTATTCTTTTTGGTTATAACCTTTCTCTCTTTAGGCCACCATTTCCATAAGCAAGGCATTACAACAGTCTTGATATGGTTCTCCCAGTCTTGCCCTATGTACCTTATCTTTACCGGTGGTTTTGATATTTTTACCTTCATCTTATCCCACGGGTAATAACCAAACATACAGGATTCTGCAATAATAGTATCTATCGTAGTTTTGCCACTTTTGTTCGACCCCGTAAAAGTAAAGGTCTTGTAGGAAGGATTAAGCCAGGCTTTTAAAAGCTCATCCTGCTTTGGATTCGCCCCCTTGAAAAGATTGCAACAATCCTTATGTCTCTCCCTGCCCTTCTCATCCTTAATACCAAAAAAATAGATGGCGTTGTTATGCTCATACTTCCTGATCTTCTCTAAATCTAATTCCTGCTCACGGGTAAGAGCTAAAAGACGCTTGCCATATTCTATGCGTTTATCTTCGGTTAGTTGCAATTATTTTTTGCTTCCTTTCTTTTTGACTGGCGTTTTCTTACCGTGACATGGCATCTGTATCACCTCCTTCTATTTTTTCTTTATACTTTGTTTCGGCTTCACCCCAAACATTTTATCATAATGCTCCTCTGGCATGGAGTAAAATCCCTG